TGACCAACTGGACCAGTCATTGGCTGTACGCCAACTAATTCATTAGCGATGACCGTAGGCATCACACGTCTGATCACTGGAAGGATCACACGATTTAGGGTTGCAACGTTACCGGACGAAGTTGCGCCAGCTGTGGCAGACTCAGACAAATACTTGCGGGTATTTTCGAGAGTTGTTGCCATCACTGTACGCTTAGTACCTGAAAGCCCTTCTAAAAGAGCGTCTTTGGTTTCCGACCAGCGTGACTCGAGTAATTGTGACATTATAGTTCTCCTTAAACTTTTAGTCCCGCAAGCCTGCGGATGTCAAATATCTCAGCAGTTTTTTCTTCACTGCTGATTGTTTGTGCCTGATTCTTATCGCCTGTAATTTCTTTGCCTTCGGTTAGTGCTTTTTTAATTGGTGTACCACCGTTCATTACTGCCGGTAGATACTTGTCATACGCTGAGCGTAATTTCTCAGTTTGTACTGATTCTAATAGCTCGCCCATTACTGAACGCTTGTCACCACTTAACGGACCTAACAATTCGCCCATAACTTCTTTGCGAACAGCTTGACCCTTAGCAACACGTAATTCGATTTCTTTGCTTTCTATTAGTTTTTGTGTTTCTGCAACAATCTTTGCCGCTTCTTCTAATTCTTGTTCTTTAACTTTAACTACTTTTAATAGTTTTGCAGTTTCAGATTTTTCATTCAGATGACTTGCAGCATATTCGCTTGAGAAGCTTTCAAAAATTCTACGACCAAAGTCATTTTTACGAGCTGCTTCAATGTCTTCACGCAACTGAGTCATTTCAGATTTAAGTCCTTTGGAGACTGTTTCTTCGATGATGTTTGCTGAACGTGCAATAAAATCTTTTCTAATAGACTCAAATTTAGCTTTGCTATCACGTACTAAACGTACTTTAGTTTCTGCTAAGTCTTTCTTATCAGCATGGAATTCTGCGATTTCTTTCGCTAGAGCATCCACGATAAATGATTCATATTTTGCAACATTGTTTGCAACTGCTTTGCGATCTTCGTGTAATTCAGCTAGTTCTTTTTTCAAATTGTTCAACACAAATGATTCTAATACTTTCGCATCTTCTTTCATTTTTGTTGCATATTTGGCTCTAGCTTCGATTAGGCCCTGACGGTCTTCTGCAAGTTCGCCTAGTTCCGCTTGTAAGCGATCCATTAGCATTCCTTCAACAGCTTCAACCATTGCACCTTTATCGTGCTCATATTTCTGAGCAAATTCTTCACGTAGTTCTGCAGTAACTTGATCACGGTTTTCTTGAATCCTGCCATTCCAAGCGGTTTCAATCTCCGATTTGATGTCTTCGGAAATCACATTGTTTTCAAACAATTGTTTAACGATGTCTAGCATGTGATTCTCCTAGTTAGTTGAGTTTAGAGATAATTCTCTTTAAACTCTCTGCTATGTACTTCTGTGCCTTTGGGTCGCCTTGGACTTGTTGTGCTACTTGAAATGCCTTGTAACCGCCTGTGTTATTCATTAAATGTTCATATACTGGTGTTGGATACGCACCCGGTGCGCTTGGTTGTGCTACTACATCAACCGTAATAATTTCAAAATCTCGAACATTGCCGCTGCCGTCTACTTCTCCAGATCCTCTGGAGCTAACACCTAATTTTACTCCCGACTCCAACATGGTCTGAATTAACTGACCCATTGGAGTTGGTAGTACTTTAAGTTTTCCGTAGCCGTTAGGACCATCCATCCACATCTTGGTTATCATGTGACTCACACGATCAAGATTGATTTTTAAATCTGTCGGGTGATCTACTTCACCTAGTACAGAGTAACCGCCAGCGATCTGCTCGTTAAGCGTTTTGACAGCCTTGCCAATTTCTTGAGAAGAATAAACACGTTGGTTTGCATTACGGATGTCTCCCTGAATGCAAATCCCGTTGAGATGCAACGACTTCTTGCCGTTGCTTCCTTCTTCGCTCTCCAAGACAATCTTAGCCTGGTCGAAACTCAAATGTTCACTAAGAGAAAGTTTTTTCACCGTTAACAGTCCTATTACCTACGACCACGGAAAAGGCTTTGCTTGTTGTCTGGTGATTCTTTTGCACCAGCTTTCTCAGCACCGTGTCCTGGCTCTTTCTTGCTAAAAGCATTACCTGCTTTACCGCCTGGGACATTGATGTTGCCAGCATTATCTTCTTTTGCTGAAGTGTCGCTTAGTGCAGAACCTTTAATAGTTCCACCTGCACCTACACCACCAGCTTCTGCGCCGTTACGACCGCTTAAAATATTAGCAGTTGTACCGCCCATATCATTCTTACCTGCTACGATAGATTTAGTGTTTTTCTCACCGTCTTTGCTGTTAGCACCAGTACCTGCACCTACGTTACCGCCAGGAGCTGCACCTTTCTTTTCTGCGCCGTGTCCAGCTGGAACCTTTTCTACGTACTCACGTACGGTAGCTAGGTCAAATTCTTCTTCTTTAGCAAATGGGTTTCCACCTTCATCGTCACCCATTTCGTCTCCGTGCTCGTCGCCTTCAACGCCTTTTAGTTCGTCAAATTTAGCTTGTAGTTCGTCAACAATAGAGTCTAGGTCTTGGAATAGTTCTTCTTCAGACTTTTCTTCGCCTTCTTCTGCTTCTGGATCAATTTCGCCAGCTAGATCATCAGTTGGATCGCTGTCATCTAAATCCATTTCGTCGTCACCTTCATAGGCAACTTCATCAAAGTTTTCTTCAACTTTTTCGTCGTCTTCATCTTCTTCAGAAGCTTCTTCGACTTCTTCGTCATCTTCATCATCAGCAATTTCAGATTCAATTAAATTTTCATAAATTTCACGTGAAGCTGAAACTACATATTCGTGGAAAAGCTCTTCGGCTTTAGCTTGGTTGTCGTTCACAAGTTGCTCTAGCATCTGTGACAATAAGGTTTTATCTGCCATGTTATATTCTCCTTTGGATTGTTAAGGCTGTAGTATATTTAACACTAGTGTTACAAACTGGGGTTAAATGGTACTTTTTTGATTGGTTTCTCCTGCATATATAGTGTCAGGAAATATACCCTGGAACTCTTCTACAGACATATGACCAACGTTGGGCATAGCCCCCAGTTTATCGGGAACTATATTTCCTTTTTCTATTACTCTGTGGAATCTAGTAGATCTAAATTCCTGTACTACTCGCTCAGTTTGATTGAGCCAATTACCGTAAAAGGTTGCTACATCACTGCTTTTTTTATAGTTAAACGTGTCTGCATACACGTTGTTGAGCTTTCCGCCGACCCCCTGGTAGTCAAACCCTAAGATGTAAACATCTTTGTGTCCCCGACTACAGGCCAGCCATAATGCTGTAGGGCCACTGCTCCAACCTTTGTGAGGGTTGAATAAGTTCAAGTGATCTTTTGATACAATACCTTTATTTGGATTGGACCATACTTCGTGCTCTTTGTTGTACCCTGCTGAAATGATTTCGTTAACCATTTTAACATCAACTGCTACTAGAGCGTCGGGTGCAAATTCTCTGTAGAGTGCGTTACAGCCGTAGGTTGATCCTAGTTTTCGCAAGGGTTCTAGAGCAATAGGTAATCTACTGCGACCGTTACCTAGGACAAAGGCTATGTTATTGGGCGGGTTCTGCTTCAACTGGGGCTGCATACATTTGTTGGATAAAGCCCAGTTCTGATTTTTCTTCTGCTTCGTGCGCTTCAGATTGTAATCGTAGTTTATTAATTTGACGCAGCGTTAGACGAATCTTTCGTGTGTCACCTTTTTTAACCACAGAACTATCATTGCTGCTGTCGTATCTACGATCATCAGACATTCCGTTAGAACTATCGTTAAAATAAAAAAATTCGTTTAGAAGCATACTTGTATTTATACTGGGCTAGGTTATTGGGCTGGTGCTGCTTCTTCGCCGGCATCGGCTCCGGGCTCTGCTTCTGCTGCCATATCTTCTGGTGCTTCTGCAGCTTGACCTGACATATCTGCAGACATGCCACTTGGTGAAATACCTGCAGAGCGTAGTTCTGCGCCTGCATCCATAGCAGGTTGTAGTTGAGCACCATTTTCTTCTCTCCACAATTTTTCGTTTTCTTTGATCTCATCTTCTGATAATCCTAGGAAACGTTTTAATGCAAATCTCTTACTGAGATGTGGAATTTGAGAAATTGTTCCATATGTTGCTGCACGAGCCGTATCAAGTTCTGATTGACGATAAGCAGCAAAGTTTTGTGGTTGATTAAATTTAAGTTCAAATAAACTTGAATCAATATTAATACCTTGATCGTTAAGCCACAGTTTAAATTCTAAATCAAATGTCTCAACAATCATTGCCTGTAGACGCTTACAGTATTCGTTGAAGCGTAATTCTTGAATATATGCTGTTCCTACTTTTCCATCTGAAACTGTATTAGGTTGCTCGTCAATTGACGTTGGCAAGTAACTACTTGGAATACGTAAGGCACGGAATAACTTGTTGGTAAAATAACGTAAGTCTGTAATTTCACCTAAGTTAGTACCGCCTGGTAGTGTTTCAACTTTTGATCCACGGCCTTCTGCTGTCTGTGGAAAGAAGTAATCTTCGTTAACACTTAGAGGATTATAACTAGCGTCTATGACGTTTGCTCCACCGCCTGTGGCTGATGGAATACGTCTTTGTTGGATTTCGTTTTTAACACGTTCAACAAAGCTCATCGCCATATGCGCTGGCATATTTCCAACGTCTACATAGAAAATGCGTCTTTCTGGAGCACGTTGTATACGATAGATAATGATAGCATCTTCAAGCAATTCTTTCTGCTTGTAGACTTTGAATACTGATTCTAATAGACTGTTGCCAAATGGATAGTTGTTATCTAACCCTTCGCTTAGGCTGATATGAACTACGTGTTTAGCATCTACTGTAATTTCATTAATTTGGTTACCAAATCTAGAACCGGGTGTGTTGGCTGTTGCTCCAACTACTCCGCGACCAAATCCACCACCTGTGGTATAACTTGCTGTTCCGCTAGGCGCAGTGTTTGATGTTCCGTGTGGAGTGGTTGCTATTAAGTTTGTAAAATTAAAGTTAACGTCTTTGACCACATACTGCTCAGGAATCTTGCCTTCGCTTTCGTTAACAATAATTTTTGTAACTTTGATTGCATCAACGTATAACCATTTTTTAGTTTCTGGATCTCGAATAAAAAAGCAATCACCGTATTTGAATGTATTTCGAACGATACGGAAAATACGTGTTTCAAATTGTTGTTGCTTAGACCATTTTTGTAATGCATCTTTTAGGATCTTAACTTCGGTTGCTGTTGGGCTTCCTCTAAAGGAAGTTTGAAATGGTGTTGAGTTTTCTTTGTCTTTTTGTGTACAGAATTCTGTTAGGATGTCCAACGCCGCGTTAACTTCACTGTCGCTGTCCATTGTGTCATATTGTTGATAACGATCAATACGATTTGGTGCACCTGCGTACACATCAGGCAAGTAGCTTGAATAGTTTGCTTTGGCTGGGCCTGGACGTCCACGTCCTCCCATAGGACTGTAAGTTCCTGATTGGTTGCTAACGTCAACTGGTGTGAAATGTTTTTTCCAACTCATAATTTTGTATTATCCAATAACAGAATTAACCAACTCCAGAATATAGATCGTTACTTAGTTGTCCAAGTTTGGTTACTTGAACGGCACCAAGCTCTTGGTGGGTTTTACTGATTTTAATTAACTGGTCCATCTTAGTATTTAAGCTAGCCAACAAACTCGAAGGTGAATCTTGAGTTGCTGCAGGTGTTGTAGATCCAGGATTAGTTGTTCCTGCATTTGCGTCAAAGGGGACTCCTTTGTTAATTGCTTCTTTTGCTCGTTTTTCTGCGTCTGCTTTTTGAACAGCTTCATTTTCTATAGTTTTTCTTCCAGTTTCAGATGAAGCAACATTTGATGCTGGATTTTGAATTAATGCACTTTTCTGTTGGGCTGCAAAACCAGTTAATAGTTGGGTAGGGTCATCATAATTTAATTGCGCACTTTTATTAAGAGCATCTTCGGTTTTCTTATTAGCTGATTCTACACCGCCGGCATGTTTGTTTTTCATGTCAACAAGTTTCTGATCAATTTTTGCAGAAGCTTCGCTGCGTTTCTTTTCCTTCTCTTCAGACGAACGTTCTTTAATTTTTTCAGCTCTATCTTCGTCTCTGGCTTTTTCTTTATCGTCTAGTTCTTTTACACGTTGTTCTCGAAGGTCGGCTCTTGCTTTTGCTTCGTCATCTGATAACCCTCCAAGCATTGGCGGAAGTTTTGATCGTAAGTTATCAATGAATCCCATTATATGCATCCCAAAGCGTTCTAAGTTGTCTTTAAGAGCATCCCATGCAGAACTTAAGGTAAATCCTTTATCATATAATAATTTAAATATTCCAATTAACGCAATTACTGGTAACACAATTGCTAGAATAGGGGCAGCCGCTGCCCACGCCGCTGCTGCAAGTCCTCCAACCCCTAATGCAGCAGCCATTGTTGCTGCTGTTTGTAACCATCCCGCTACTGTCGAAGCTGCAACATATAAACCCCAACCAATTAATGCAGTACCTAAACCTAATAGTATCGGTGTTAAGTTATCTGCAATAAAATTAGCAACTGCTTTCATTACTGGGTATACATACTCTTCAATTACTGCACCGGCCGATTGTAGTGCAGGCCATACATAGTCACGAACAACGCTTGCCAAATCTTGAAACATTGGCACAACATCAGCCATAATATATCCGGCAACTGTTAAAAATGCAGGATATAATGTGTCATTGATAAAACCACCTAGCCACGCAAACGCTGGTTGTATACTGTCAATTAAAAGCCCACCAACTGCTGTAACAACAGTACCAAAAATTTCAAATGCCGGAACAATATATTTCATTACAACATCAGCAGCAAAACTAAATGCGTCCATTAATAAATTAAGAAGTCCGCTGTTTGCTAATACCATTTGGAAACTGTTACTAACAGCCGCAATATTCTGTTTGGCTTTTTCCATTGCGGCGGCTTGCGATTTGGCTGCTTGCTCTTGCGCAGTCAATGCTTTTTCTTTACCGTCAATGTCACGCTTGGCTAACTCTGCCATACCAACATACGCATTGCCCATTTGTCCTTGATTGTACATGGCTTGAGATTGCATTTCGCTAGACTTGGATGCTATTTTTGCTTCTTTAACTCCATTTTTATAAATTTGATCATAGCTGTCTTGAGATACTTTAACTCCGGCCTTAACAGCATTACCTTGGGCAATAACACTTTGCGCTAGTCCAGGCATAGAGTTGTTTAACATGATACCAGCTTCACTGGTAATATTACCAGTGGCGATCATTTCTTTGACAGCTTCTTGTTGTTCTTTAGGAAAACTGCTGACAAAGTTATTCATCATCTTGGCTTGATCAGCATCAAGGTTAGCAATGGCCGCACGGAATTGAGAATCTTTTAATCTAGCAGCTTGTTCATCTTCAAGAGCCTTTCTACTTTGTCCAGTAATTTTAGCCAGTCCGTCTAATTCTTTTAGATATTGTCCTGCACCTAGTGCTAGTTCTTTAGTAGACTTACCTTGTAATGCTCCGCTGGCTCCGTATGTTTTTAAATAGGTTGCCATACCTTCGTTGACCTGTTCGGTGGTCATACCAAGGCCGTATAGCTGGTTTCCAATACCACTGGTTCTAATTTCTTTAGACATGTTGGCAAATCGTTTAGCACCTTCCTCAGTGGTTCCGCCTAAGGTCATCAATGCTTCGCCATTCCTAGCAATTAGCCCGCCAAACTTTTCCATTGTCATACCAGCACCACTGGCAGCAGCGGCAAAATTATTCATGCTTCCGCCAAATGTAGCACCAGATGCAGTAGCAGATTGATATGATCCGAGAACTTTATCAGCTGCTGCTGCTACTGCTGAAAATATTCCGCCTAGTACTGGAATTCCAGAAAATACAGAAGCTGCACCGCTAAATGAATCACCAGCATTAGCAAATGCATTAATTAAACTTGTTGTTTGAGATCCTAGAGCAAAGAATGCACCTGTAGCCATTTGCACAGGCCTAATCATCGCTCCTATAGTTTTACCAAATAAGGCTGCAGAAGAAGCACCTCCTCCACCTTTTCCGCCGGCTGCTCCGCCACTGCCGCCGCCAGCATCACCAGCAGTTTCTTTGTTTTTGGCATCTCCGGGTTTGCCGCCTTTCTTATAGCCACCACCTTCTCCTCCTTGTATTGCTTTAAGGATTTCTTTCAGCGTGGCTTCGGTAGCTGCGTTATTGGCAACTACACTTCCGATTCCCGGGATATCAATTGTTACTGGATTGGCCATAGATTAATTTTTACCTGGTAAAATGCGCATATAAATACTTTTCACTAATAGTATTTATTGGAGAAAAAATGAGTGATATTGTAAATCAG